GATGAGTCGCTCCTGAAGAACTGGGTCAGTAACCCCCTGATAGTCATCAAAACCTTTACCGAATAGGTATTCACCCATGGCCTTGCCTGGGTCAACTGGTGGTGGTGCTTTTCCTTTTCCTCCCATAATAATTCCTTACTTATATTTTAAAATTTTTGTAAATAGTTTAGTTGTGTAATTGACTCGTGTAGGTTCTCCCTTGCGGAGGCGGACGCCGAGTAGTTTTTTTGTTAAGCAATCTGGTTCACGTTCAATGAATTTTAGGAGCAACTGTTTCCAGGCGTTCAAGCTTGAGGCAAAAAGAAAAGCCATAAAGATAGCATCTCCCATCGGTTTATCTTCTTCCCAGTTATGAACAAAACTCCAGCGGTCATCACTGCAGCAATTATACCACATAAATACACCTTGAATACTCTGTTCTTTGTCCGAGAGTACGATAAGCGTTCCCTTCGCCTGGTGATAGGCAACTAGTTGGCGGAGGGTCTCTTTGTCCCAGTCCTGAAATACTTTTCCATTTTCATTTTCTATGCAGTAGTCCACGACTCGGTCAACAAACGCAACGAAGTCCAACTGGTTCCCTGATTCAAGAGCAGCGACGGCTGAGTTAAGGACTGGATTATCGAATTCCATCAGTACCCGACTGCCTGGAAATATACTGGACTAGCAGAATCTTGTCCGTTGTTAATAGTAAAACCACTTGTGCTAACATTGCTTACGGTAAGCTCACCGTTGCCGCCAGCTTGTAACCCTACTTTTTTAGTTATGACTAAAGATATTACTGCATTTGGAAAACTGGCTCCAAAACTAACTGCAAGACTACCATCCGCAGAAACACTTGAAGACAGTCCCATCTTCATAATAAGACCATTAGGGAGCGTTACGCTTTCTCCACCAGCATAAGATGCAGGGACAAATGGAGATGAAGCATCTACATAAGCCTTAATACTTTGTTGAGTAGCGAGTGCCGTATCCGAGTCAGATACCATATCATCTTCGTCTAATATGGCAACCTCTGCTGGTGCTGCTGCGCCGCCGCTAACATTTCCCAGGACTTTGTAGTCAGCTAAGTTTTCAATCTTAGCCTTAGTAACATTGCTGTCTGCAATCTTTGCAGTTGTTACGCCACCGTCCTTAACGATAATAGCACCACCAGAAAGCTGTGTGCTTACGCTATCAACTGCACCACTAGCAAATGTTGCTGCGTCCGCTAAGTTATTAAGCTTTACCGCTGTTACCTGATCGCCTGTAGCGAATGTAGTTCCTTTTGATATTACTGCCATTAGATTGCCTTGTTTGTTGATCTCATAGCGATAGCACCCTCGACCTCGATGGATCTAATTCTGGGGCGCCCGCTTGTATTGTTCATTGTAAATTGTATTCCGTAACCTCTTCTATTACCTATTCTACCACGAATGGAGACATCCTCGCTAACTGCGAGGTCCCCACCATTTAAACTGGATAATGTCCCTAAGTCAACAGTTGCATCTGGGTTTTCAGTCTCGGCAGAGAATGCAACATTTGAAGCGTTGCTATCTGAACTCTGGATATGGAAGTCGAATTCCTTCCAGCGCTTTCGGTCCATTGTTCCAAGTGTATATTGACGAGTCGTCAAGCTGACTGGAGGTGCCAGATTTTGTTGTGAGCCTCCGATTTGAGTAATAACTCTATCAATTCCGTCTACCCGATTATCTAGCCTGTGAACACCACCGATGTCGTTTACTGAGTAAACGCCACGATCATCTCCTTTACCAACTACAATAAGGTTAGTGCTGTGAAAATTAGAATCATCAACCTGGTCGATGCTTTCCCATTGCTGATTCAAGAAGTTATAAACCAGGATAGCATTATTCTCGGTTGAGTTATCCAGGGGAACTGCAATGTAATAACGATTATCGAAGTAAACAGCTACTGATTTGTCAGCGTGGTTTTTGTTAATTCTTTGAACTGTAGAGTTAATACTTTCCGATAGCGGTGTTCCTGTTCCACGGAGGTTGTATTCATCAATGAACTCTGTACTGTAAACTCCGTTGTCCGACAGGAACAGCACCCTGTTGCCCACTTGAATTATACTCTTGCGAGCTAAGCAACCAACTTCATTGGTTAAAAGACGAACGGAAGCGGTGGCCAAATCGGTTGAGTTCTGTACAGTATGGATACTGTTTCGGTTAAAAACAAGAAGCGTGTCCTCTGCAAAGGAGTGCAGGCCAACCACAAAGTCCGCTGTTCCAACATTGAACCTATACTGTGCGTATATTTGGTCGTATGTGTCCGTATCCAGAATGTCAGAGGCAATCACTTCATCCAGAGAATCCTTCCTGGTGAAGCTATCAACCGCATTGTCTACCGTGTAATTAAAAGGCATAATCAGCCTGCGCTGATGGTAAATAGCAAACGGGGGTGCTGGCATATGTGTAAAACCTAGACCTACCGATACGTGCTGCTGAATAACTACACCTGACACATTAGAAGCATCGTCCAGCTGGGCAAAGAAATCAATTGTAAATGCCGTATCATCACGGGCTGCGACCAAAAACTCTGAACCTATAGTAAAGGTGTCAGGACTCCCCTCGTCTTCAATAACAAATACGTTGCCTACATTTAAGCCATTCATAGCAGCTAAGCTTGAAAATGTTGCGGTTGCTTTACCGTCTACAATATCTACCCTTGTGGGCGTCAGGCGTTTAGGCTGGCTATACTCGCCGCTGGTTACCTTGGTAAACTCTGGAGTCCCAGAAAGGTCTCCGTTCCACTCCAGGGCAGTCTGTCCATCACGAAAGATAAACACCTTATTGAATGCCTGTATCATATCCACGGGCTGAGAGATCCCTAAGCCCACTGGGTAGTCGATGTCCGTAGTGGTCCCGTCGGAAACTTTGATTGCAATAGCCTTTGAGTTTGAAGCAATAATAATGTATTGGCTTGCGTCGGCGGTTGGGTCGGAATAGGCGCAGGATCCGTAGATTGCATTAACTATGTCATCATTCAGAATTGCAGTAACTCCGTCGCCCTCTTGCCCTGCGGTAGGCAAATCAAAGGGGATTGCAAGGACGCTTGCATCAACAGCAAGGGGAGCTAAGAGTAGTTCAACTCCTTTGCGAACTTGTGCCTCCCCGTTGCGATCCATACGTATGTTCTGGGCATCAGCAAGCACACCAGGCTGAAGCTGGTCAGGGCGCAGGCGATTATTAAAGCCAACAAAACCACGATCGCCATCCTTGGAGATGCGGTCGTCTAGGGCACCATATGAATCATATTGAGGCATTAGCAGTTCCAGGCCCTCCGAGACCAGTAGTTAGCGGATAGCTTGTTAGTCTTGCCCTTGATGCCTCCGCTGCGTGCGCAGTAGCTTTTCTTCCTGGCGGGTTGATTCTTCTTGATGCTCATATTGGCATCACCAAATCTAACGATCTTTTCCTTACCGCCCTGGCAGGCTTTTACAACGAACTTCTTCCCGCCTTGGACTTCACGGCGTGGCACGTTGCACTTCATCTTTGATTTGTCTGGCATTACTTTTTCTTAATTGATTTGACCCGACGGGGCTTACCCGCTGGTTGACCTAGTTCTTTCTTCTGGGCTATACGTGACTTTTTTTGACTGGATGAAATTTCGCTTGCAGTGACAGGTGTCTTTTTGCTTACACGTTTTGATGGCCTGCAGTATGGTGTCCCTCGCTTTTCGCCCTTGCGTCTTCCGCAGGGCTTCCCCGAGCGGACATCCACCCAGTCCTCCTTGAACCACCGCTTGAGAGCGGCACCCTCCTTTGTCTTGCGGATAGCCATCTAAACTTTCTTCCGCTTTGATTTGTTACCCCAGTTAGCTGCTCCTACCTTGCGGCACTTAGCGATTGCCCCACTTGCATACGCAGATGGGAATACCTTGTAACGGGCTTTGACTTTCTTATAGCAAGCGTCCTTGGGCATTATCCTTTGTCCTTGCAGCCGCAACCTTTTCGTTCTCCGCAGGAACCTTTGCCTGCCTTTGCTGGTTTTCGAGTATACATAGTATTATTTGATTTGAGATGAACCAAAGTAGAATCCTACGATGGCTAAGGCAGTCTGCCTAATTTCTGGTAAAATGACGAATCCCTGCACGGTGTCCCATTGCACGCCCTTGAATAGCCCTAGAAAGCCGTTTGTCTCTCTACCTACACTTACCCCTACGTCTGTCCACGCAAAGACGAATGGGGCTATT